GCACATTCCAAACTTTGAAAAGAATGTGGGAGTTGTCAAATAGATGACAGGGCAATATATACGAAAGGATTGGACGAAGTCTATGGTGGTGAACTAATCGTTTTCCATGTACGCATTTCTGTACGTACCAACTTGCCTTCACTTTCTACGAGGATTTATTCCCCGCCCGCAAAAGCGGATTTTTAGTGTGCTCCGATTTTCACGGAGATACACACATAATATAGTTATATAATAACGTAAGCGACCTTTATCGCTAAGATGAGGTCTAACATCCACTCTAATAAGAGATTTAATCATCTTCCAAGAAGTCAGTAATATCCTGACCACAGAAGACAACGCGTTTCTTGGTTAATGCTTCAATAGGAACTGGAGCGGAATACCAAGGAGTTGCAGAGAGAGATCCAACTGACCAGTCATCTCCAACACTATACAGCAAAGGGGTTCCTGCGTCTCCACCAAGGTAGACGCTAACCTGCTGCATTGGGTTCGTGTCAACCGTTGGAACGGTTTCAACGAAAATCCGCGGATCATACCAGGGTACCTCAGCGGCCACAACATATTGAGATCCTCCAGAGTAAACAACTCCATTGGAAAAATTGTCGCGCCCCGCTGGTCCTTGGTTAAAATGAATCGCGGCAGCAACCTGACCTGCATGTAAACGGATTGCGCCCCTAAAAAATTGAAAGGGGGCAAGCAACATGTTCAAAGTGTCACGATTTGCAAGAGTGCTGGGGTTTGAAGGCCAAGGGACAATGGGATAGACCGTACCAAAAGCTGGTTGCGGCCATTTCGTCACGTAGCGGTGCATAAGAGTGTTGAGGGTTCCAAAATCTTCACCATTCACAACACTGGCTTCAACTACGTATTTCGTTGGCACAAGGCCAGGAAACACTTTGTTAAAGTCAGCACGCACGTCACATTGAGCATCACCAATGTTCTCAGGTCGAATCACCAAAGGGGAAGGCTTTTCAGGTTCTTCCTCAACATCAGCAGGGGCGCCAAAGCTGTAACGACTCCAGGCAGCACGGTTTGCACCAAACTGCATAAAACGGAAATCGTCACCAGCAGCAACCCATACTGAATAAAAAATTCTTGGGTTAGCAGTTGTATCAACTGAAACAATGGGGTTAACGAGAGAAATGTCCAGCGTGCCAGTGCCCTGAACGAACGGATAAACCGCTTCGGGGGCCATAGTAGGCAGGTAGAGTTTCTCATCAAGGAAAGGCAGGGTAAGATCCACTATCGTGTCTCCTGCAATGTCCACAACCCTCGAAACCAAGTCTCCAGATACAAGATCGTAATTGGATGACAACGGTTCGAAGATGTGGGCTATGCGAACACGACAAGTAACAAAAGAGCTCGTTGTGAAATGGATTCGATATTTCAACGCTCCTCGCCAGAAACTTGCAAATTGGCCATAGTACGCCATGTAAGACATGGAATACCAATTAGCCGTCAATGAGGTAACCTTCTTACAATAAGATGGGTGTGCCGGCAATGAAAAAATTTGCGAGTTTGGCAAAGTGGTGTTATTAAACGAACCAAGTTCAAGCAGAACTGGAGTTTTGAGTATTTCCAACATAGTTGGTTGTGGTTCATCAGGGCCTGCCAGACCACGTGCCACAGACAGCATATTGTCAGGATCAATAGCGAGGCGGGTAGTAAACTCTCCACCTCGACCATGTGCGATGGTATGACCAGCGCGATCCAAAACAATCTGTCCAGCATTGTTCATAGTTGGCTTGTTGAGTCCAAACATTTTAAAAATGGGGCTAAGAGCTCCCGCAATCATTCCAGCGGGGGCAGCAAATTCCCCAATAACAGGAATAGCAGTAAGTAAGGGGGCAACAGTCGTGACCGCATCAGCGATCCCCGACAAAACGCCCGTCTTTGTCTTCTCTTCGGCTTCTTGTGCAACGGTTTTTCCGGATGACTTGCTTTGCGCTTCACCAACCATACGGGCCAGTTTCTTAAACTTTGCGACCTTTTTGGTTTTAGGCGCTTCTGACTCTGCTTTGACTTTTTGACGGTCAGCACAGTAAGCGAGCCAAGCTTTCTCCATAGCCGGAGTGGGGGGTGCCACATCAGGGGCGAACCCGGCCAACTCAGGCTCAACGAAGTTCGCGAACACTGTAACAGTGATCGATGGGGGAGGGTCAGCACTCGCGGATGACAATGGATGCATAACTTTCACCATCACAGTTCCAATTTCAGGAAGTGGGGATGAAGTAAGAGCATACACATTGGGATTCACCCACGGGAGTTCAAACTCGATGGTCGATCCTTGTTGCGCACTCAAGACCTTCGGATTGCACATTGACGCGTGCCAGATCGTCTTCATTCGCCAATCACCACCAGATCCGTCTTGATAAAACGGGAGATGGGAAATCATGAGAGCTCCATAGTCAAACTTAGTGGAGTTCACACGAAACGAAATCTTGACTTTCGCACGCAGCCAAGCGTAATACTTGATCTTGTCGGCCAAAAATGGCACTTGCAGTAGGGCATAAGGGAATTTCTCCGTGTATAAATTGTCGCCAACTGCTGCGCCAGTGGTCCAAGTGAACTGCTTGATCTGGTACGATCGAGTCAGTGCTTTAATAACTTCGCCCGGCATGTAGGGATCAGTCGCAGAAAGGATGTTAGCCTCAGGGGATCGTTGTGTAGAAATAACAATCTTTGAGGATTCATCATAAGTTGTGATATGGTCAAGAGACTTAATCACTCCTTCTTCCGTTCGGTCACCCTGCTTGGGGGCATCTTTTTCAGTAGAATGTTCAGAAACGCATTTAGATTCGTGTTACATAATCTCGTTAAATATATGTACACTAGGCAATTTTAAACTTAGGAAATCCAGAGTTATAGGTTTGCTACCTCGCGCAAAAAATATGCCATAAATCGCGGGAGGGTCTCGGCCTCACACATTGCTATGTGAGTTGCCCAGCAAGATCGCTGGGCCCTGTGGGTACGCCACAGGCCGTAATAAGGCTTAGGAAGTCTTAGTGACGACCAATCTGGTCGTCAGCATGCTTGGCATAAGCAAAGCGAGTCGTCTTTAATCCTAGACGGCTTAGCTCGGCATCATACTTCGCACGCATGGACTCATAACGGTCTGGTCCATAAAAATACCACTCTGCAAGAGCGGCCTCACAAAGAAGAGGATACATCTCAGAGTCAGGAATTGAATTCTGAATCCGGTATCGGACGATCGCTTCAATGGTTCCTTCAGGCAAGCGCCACCCATAAACAGAGGGGGCACGAGATAAAAAGACCATATCATCGGGCTGAAAGCCACGTCCTTTATCGGCTCTAGTCAACCGACGGTGATAAATTTCCTCATCCTTTTTCGCAAGATCATCATGTTCAACTCGCACCACAGTGCGACCATGAGCATCATCTCCGTAAGTGAGAATTGGGTTTTCCTCATGGAATGAGCGCAAATCAAAAATGTAGCGCTTAAACAATTCCGGGTGTTTGTCACGATAAGTGGCAAGAGTTATAACCTTCAACTCATTATTCACAGTTGGCGTGTTAGCTGGCGTCGTAAAAATTCCACCAGTCATCAATTCATGTGTGTTTTGATAAACCACGTCATAAATGATGCAAACGCCACTCACTGTATTTTCTTGGAGTGTGATATTCATAAGAGCATTGAACTCTCGATCTTCCTCAGAGACATTTTGTGACGCTTCCAACGCACCATTGAACCGGTCGGCCCAGTAGAACATTCGCGTCAAGGAGTCCCGATCCTTCAATCCATCATTCTGACCGCAGTCAGAGTTGAGAGTGAACCCATCACGAGCCAATAAATTCAAATAACGGCCAGCAGACGAGTTCAAATCCACACCTAAAGTGTGGTGCATCTCAACGGGGTGTGATGTGTAAGTATCGATGTATGCGCCATAAAACATGCGCACCAAAAGAGCAAACAAAAAGTTCGAGCTTTGGAAGAGACGGGGAGTCTCAACTTTCTCAAGAACACGAAGTTCGTCTTTCAAAGTACAAAGATAGGGGAAAATAGGAATTTTTCGCGTTCTCACATAATCACAAACCCCCTTCACAATTGTT